CGTTTAACCTCTTGGAACATCTTGTTAAATGCCCAACCGAATGGTACAACGACCATAGTCAGGATTATGTTCCAAAATAACATTGGGTCAATGCTTTCCATATTTTTTATCCACAATACAATGCACAAGGCACAGTGTAACTTCCGTCACTATATGTTTCTTGTTTTATGTTTGTTAATACTTTACCTATAGTCTTGCTTCTTATAATGTCATCATCTTGTACTTTAGCTGTGCCATCTCCGTTAGATGAAAGCAAGTCACCTGCTTTTACTGTTACGTCTTTGTTTATTCTAACAATATGAGTTCCACAAGCAGTTACGTGCATATCATTTACTGTATCATCATCATCATCCCAAGCTGTGTATACTCCATAAACTCTAGTGCTATCTGCTGTGTCTGATATTTTACATTTAGTATGTTTATTATCATCTTCTTTTATTATAGTGGCTTGATAATCAGCGTCATCTACATCATCTTGTTCGTAAGTATATGTAATAGTGTCACCGACTTTTTCGTTATCTTTAAGAGCATAACTTACTTTTTTTGTCATGCCATCTACTTCAAACTTTACTTGATACCAATCACACATATCATCAATAGTTTCTATAATTGTTCCTTTTAGTATTGTTGGTTTTGAGTTATCTGAGAGTCTTGACCAGTGAGCACCACTAAAAGCACCATATGTAGTAGTGTTGCCACTTACTGATATAAAGCCTTCATCAGTTCCGTCTTGTCTAATTGCTACTACATTTCCATCACTATATGTACGATTAAAATATGAAGCAACACCACCATTTCTAGAAAAAGCAGTATAACTATTTGCTGTAAAGTACTGTCCTCCTGTGGTATTACCTGAATCTGATACTGGATTATGAGTAATATTAAGAGCAAAAGCACCTGTGTTAAAAATTCTTTGACGTTCACTTCCACCAGTGGAAAATGTCATAGCATCATTGCTTGGCTCATAAATAATTTGACCATTAAATGGATAACTATTTCCACCTAAAAACAATCTTACATTATTTGTATTATCCCCACCTGAAAAGCTAATATCCGTACTTGCTCCACTTAGTCCTTTTACTGAAAATAAATCTAGTGGTGAATCTGTGCCAACACCAACCATATTATTGCCACCATCAACAAACAACATATTATCTCTGTCATTTGACTCAACACGAAAGTCTGCATCTATAGAGCCTTCATTAAGTACAACACCTATTTCGCCACTACTACCTACACCATATCTTATAAAATCTTGTGCTGTTCCACCTACCATAGCATTGAGTTGTACTTGTGCATCTTCTGTGCCATCTGAAGCATCTCTTAATGTGCCATTAATAGTTGTGTAATCAGTAGCTTGACCTGCGTCATTATCAGCGACAAATTTTATCTGCCCTATAGCATCCCCATCAGCAGGTGAACCAGAATCTCTAGCTAACTCTAATATAGGTCCAAAAGAACTATCTGCATCAGTAGATGTCAGAATTAATTGTGAAGTATTGTCAGCAGTAGTTATAGTTGTGCCATCATTTATGGTAGCACCTGCTCCTATTAGTCTCGCTAAATCACTTGCTCTTGTCATTACCAAGATACTCCACTTGCTGTTGTTGGTGTTTTCATTTCTGCTATCTGACTAGCAATACTATCTTCAATCCTCTTGACCTCATCTTCACCTAAAGCATATTTCGCCCATTGTATGGCATTTGCTTCTTTGATGTCCTTGTATGCTATGAAGTCTTTGCCTAGTGTTACACCTACAGAGCCATATGATGAACCACTATTGCCATCACTATCTGTTTCACTTGCTCGCCAATGTATAGTTGTTACTACATCATCTTTGCCATCAAGTTTTATTGCTCTATCCATATTAGATATTGTCCATGTCACTGCCATTTTTATTCTCCTTTTAATGCCTTAACTTCTGTTTCTAATGTTTCTATTCTAGTAAGTGCTTCTTGTAGTGTTTTTGTAAGTAATGGCACAAGTTTACTATGGTCAATCATTTGTGATACTATATTTCCTTTTTCATCTACTGCATCTTTATCACCTTTCACAGCTTGAGGTACTGCATCTTCAACTTCATGTGCTAAAAAACCATCTACAGTTCTATCAGATTCTGCAATAAAATTAAATCTACAAGGCTTTAATTTTTTTAGTCTTGTAGTTGCATCAAAATCATAAGAAACATTTTCTTTTAATCTGTAGTCTGATGATGTATCAAAATCTACCCCAGTAGTACCATCTTGAGAAATTCCTCCAATAGATGAGCCATTATGCCTACAAATTAAAAAACTAAATCCGTTACCTGCACCACTAGCATGACCAATTTCTAAATGATTACCATTTGTGTTTTTCCTAAAAACAAAACCTTCACTACTTACTGCAGCATTGCCACTAGTATGACCCATACCACCAAAAGAATCAGCATTTACTCGTGTGCGTTCTGCCCTTGCTCCACTATCTCTAGTGGAGATAACAAAATCTGCTGCATCATTGTCACTGTTTTGAACAGTGCTTAAATAAACTTCACCATTTGATTCAGTTGCCATAGCAAGTGAAACACAATTACTTGCACCTGCTGTTGCATTTTTTAACATAATTGCTTTATTAAACGCTGCACCTGAAGCACTAAAATCTGTATCACTATCTGCTTGAACTCTGAGAGGTTCAGCCATAGAGGTTGTACCAATACCAACATTGCCACTGCTGTCTATTCTGACACGCTCAGTTCCATCATCATATATTCTTAAAGAACCACCAGCACTACCAATTTCAAAATCACCATCATCATCTTTTAAAACAAAAGTGGTTGAAGTGTCACTACTACTACCTAACTGTAAAATTCTACTTAACCCAGCATCTGATGATGGACTAGTAGTACCAACACCAACATTGCCTACCCCATCAACAACCATCAAAGAGTTAGTGCCATCATGGTCTTTTATTCTTAGTGCTTGGTCAGTTGTAGAACTACCTGCTTGTATATCAACACCAAAAGACCTATTTGTTGTAGCTTCTTGGTTTTGAAAACGAGCAACATAAACGTCATCTCCACTTAAACCTGAGCCATCTGTTGTTGTTTGAACATGGAGGGCAGTTGCAGGACTACTAGTACCAATACCAACTCTACCACCCTCTGACACATCTATTCTCATAGCTTCTATAGTAGAGGAACTATCAAGTCCTTGAAATATAATGTCTTTATCTGCACCCAATGAACCAATTATAAAATCACCTGATGAATTTTGAAGATTACCCCAATTCACTGTATCATCTTGTAAAACAACTTGACCAGAATCAGAATTAACTACTAGCTGACCTGCTATATCTAATGTTAAGTTACCACTTGATAAGTCAATCTCTGTTCCGTCTATGGTTATGTTATCAACTACAACTCCTGCATTAGCAGTAACAGCACCTGTAACTCCGAGTGTGCCTGCCATAGTAACATTACCATCAAACTGTCCACCATCTGTTTTACTTACAGTGTCTGCTACTGAGAATACATCATATACCACAATCACAACTATATCACTTGCAGTAGCTCCTGTACCCAACACAACTGATGTGCCACTTGTTGCAGTGTAGTCTGCATCACCTAACTTTA